GACATTTTTGAACGTGGTTGTGAACGAGTACACGTGAGTATTGTCTCCAATTTTACCGTCCTCGTCTCGCTCGGCCAGAACAGTTGCCATGGCCATCGCGACTGACCCTTCGCGGCACGATACGGTATTTGACCCCGCACAAAATGCCCCCGTCATGCTTCCAGATACATCCAATGCAACCATGATGCGCTTGCCGGTGCGAGGAATGTTTCCAAATGACATCACGAACGCATTTGACAATGCGGTCACAATGTAGCTGTCGACAGACCACGTCATTGATCCGAGTTCTCCTGCACCCTTTGAGTACACTTTCATCGCAACCAGAATCGCAAACGGATGCAGCTTGGAGTCGCGGATTTGTTTCTCGTTTCCAAGCATTGCAACAATTTCTTGTCGTCGACTTGAAGCCACCCCAATGTTGGAAAGCTTTCCCAGGTTCCGAATGAGCGCTGTCATGCCCATGTCTTTCAACAAGTGAGTCCAAATTGCCGGGCTGGACATAAGATGGGTGGGCAAGTGTTCGCGCTGAATTCGGCGCACAGTGTTCATGGTAGTAAGCGCGGCCTCGGGTGTGATTTTGTCATTTGAAAGCTCCAACAATGCCTTGAGAAATCGTGCAACTGTGATAACAGGAGATTCATGAACCTTGTCCTTTTCTTCTACGGCTTCAACCCCCGTTGTAGCAAGTTTTGTCACTGGCACTGATGCTGATTCTGGAGCCGTAGCTGGAGCTGGAGCTGGAGCTGAAATTTCTCGAGCAAAGATGACAAACTTTGTAAAGTCAAAATTGGGCTGAGCACGCGAATATTTTTTTGTGAGATTCGCAACGGTTTCGAAATGAGGAATGATGAAAGGTTCCAAGCGAAATTCAGGAATGTCAGTTGCCGGCAACCGGAGTTCCAAATGCTTTCCGGCTCCGATGCTGGTCAAGGTTTCGCACAGTTTGGAAAATGGTTCAGTGGTGGCAAGCGGCAAGGTAAGCACTTCTCCGGCTAAATCGCCTGTCAACATGCGTATTTTCAAATTCAACGTACTTGACAACCCAGATACCGGAGCCGCGACTGGCAATTGTTGTGGTTGTGGCTTTGGAGCTGGTGAGGACTTGAACTCCTTTGACTCCTGAGGAGGCGTCTGAATGGCCCTAAGGCGAGCAATGAATTCAGTCCGATCACTTGATGCTGGAACTGTTTGTCCGGTCCTTGTTTTTCTTTCAGGACGATCTTCTTTCATGATCCACTCCAGAACTATCCGGGCACCGTCGTCGTGCATTTCACTCGGATTAATGTGGAGCAATGAAATCACATCTTTGTGTGTCCACCCTTCACGGTTCTTGTATTTCGTGAGAAGAACTGCGAGTTCTGGTCCCGTTCGACTAGTATAAAGTCGCGTAAATGCCGAACGAACTCCCGCACCCATCCCCTTTCCTGGCGTCTTTTTGTCTTGTGATAACTCGCGGATGTATTTGAGAAGCATGAACCAGTGCGTAGGAATGCGACATACGTCTTGAATTGCAGCCAGACCAAGTCGTTTGCATTCCTGATTCTCGGCAAATACGATTACACTTGCAAGTGCAAGCATAGTCATTTCTTGTTTGGCAGCACGTCCTTTGACGGAGACATCAACTATGTCTGCAACAAGACGCTTGCACGTGTCCGGACTCGATACCGCTGCTAGAATACATCTTGAAACACAGGTTGAAATTTGTCCTCCAGTCTGGTAAAAGTTTCCATTTTCAGATTTGCTTCCAATAATGAGGTACCGCATCCATTCTTGTTCAAGTGGCAGAGGAAACGAAAACCCTCCGGCATTATTCGCCACTTGTCCGGGTAATCCGATCGTTTGTGGAATCCGAGCACGCGCTTCGAGAGTCGGGTTTTTTTGGGCAGACATCGCCTTTACAACGCCGCTTGTTTTTTTTGATCCGGATTTCGATTTTTTTGAGGGCATTGTTCGTGTCGTGTTATTCTAATTCTTGATTGTTGCTGTTACTATGAATACTTGATATAACATCTTTAAATCAATTTTTTATATCATTTACTGTGAACTTAAAGAGATAGAACCCCCATCATAAAATATTTAACTATATAATTTAATGTGTATACATATGCAATATATACAACAACTAAATAATATTTTGAATATGTATATTAAATAAAATAATAAACGACATCATGAGTACTTCAAAGAGTGTATTGGGATTGAAAGGCCCAGTAAAAATAAAGTCGTCTAATAACGAAACGGATATTACTGTACCGCCCGGACTCGCGGGTATAACCCCTAAACAAAGAGACGACGCAGTTAAAACAGCTATTGCAAGGTTAGGCAGCGAGGTAGGTCCTAACGGTCTTGTTATAATTCTTGCATTTTCACATAGCGCAATCAATTCTAAAATATTAGGAGAAACACGACCGGTGCTGGAACAACGAACGCAACAAGTGAGAGAATTTCTTACTCTCGGTCATGTTACAACAAGCCCTGCATCAACTGGGCTAACACTTGAAAAAGCGGATTGTTTTAAACCTCCACTGGAGATGGAATTTCATAAGTTAAATTTTTCGGCAATTGGCGCAGAAGGTTGTATAACAGCAAACTCTGATCCGGCGAATCCGGCAAACCCTGACCCTACCAATACCTACTTACAAATATTCACCACAGTAGCAAGTGCCGCAACTGCCGCAACTGCCGCAACTGCCGCAACTTCTTCAATGGCTCAACCTCAACTAAATGTTGCCAATGTTGCAAGTACCATTTTTAGTAGCCTCCAAAAATCGATAAAACCCAACATTAATAAAGACGCTTTGGCATGGGTAACTGACTACGCGAAACCTACACGAGATGAATTGTTAAAACAGTTTCACAAAGAATATCAATATCCAAAAATGAAGAAGAAATGCAAATCTAAATTAACTTCATCTTCATCTAAAAGATCTAGATCTGCGTCTCCATCTCCATCTCCATCTCTATCTCCAACTTCGCCTAACGTATCTAATTCTAGACGATCACAATCTAGGTCACCATCTCCTTCTTCACATTCTCCAATAGTCATATTTGATTCCATTTCAAAGGCTGCTAGGGACCGAGTTATCAATAAAAATTCGTATATTCGAATGAATGAAGCATTTCGGTTTGAAAATCATTATCGAAATTTACAGATGAACCGTTCTTTTCAAAGAATTGGTCCCAAGTCCGACTGTATGTTAAATAAACAATATCTAAGAAATGATCCTTACAGTAACTACTGAAGATATTTTAAATTTTTTACACACCCTACGTATTACAAATGTTATATTTATTGACGGGGGATGTAATGTTTTATGTGACAGCCATGCAGTACTTACATGTACTAGTGACCATCCACAGGTTAATACACCTTGTTACAATTGTAAAGGACTTCTCAGTAATCATCCACTGGGTGGCGGAAAAAAAAAGAAAAATCGACTCATGCGAACCAAACGTAATAAACAACGTAAATATAAAACACACAAAAGATATAAATAATAGTGTTGTAAATAGTATGACTATTAAAGCATGAATAATAATGATATTGTAAATAAACTTTCAAGTGACATTACAAACTATTTAAATAATAAAGGTATTTCATATATTACAAGTGACGAATTACATCTGAAAAAAAATCCATCTCAGAATATAGGGATGGATATACAATACAGCGGAGAATGTGACAACTATATAAAAATGGAAAGGATTCATATAAATACTCCAGTGAAATGTATTGCAGATCTATTAAAAATATGCGAAACCTACGACATTGCCGAAAATGTCATTTACAATATTGATATGGTAGCGCTGCGTAAAATATATCCACACTTGCGGGCATTGAATGAAATGATTGGAATGACCGCAATTAAACAAACCATTGTTGATCAAATATTGTATTTCATACAAAATTTACACTTGATACACATAAACGATACTTCGGATATAGATAAGTCTCTTCCGGCCGTTCACGTTACTGAATTTAAAAAACGTCCAGTACACGCGACAACTGCTACGGCAACTTCGGAAACAACAGCAAAAACAAAATCTCCAGAATCAGAGCAAGACCCCAAAACCGCAACCCCTGTATTCACATTTGGAACGAGCGGAAACAATGGACTAGGGTTCGGAAATATGATAGGGCCTGACGCAGGGCTGTTTTCTATATTTATACCGGAAATCAAAAAAGAAAACCCGCGGGAAAAGGAAACGGCTAATAAACAAAAACATCCTGAAAAGGAATTAAACCCAAACGCAAATGTCTTCAAATTCCCATTATTCAAACCGACAAATTTATTCACATCCTCCATGGGCGTAGGAGGGTTACAGTTGCCCATGTTATCAAGTAGTCCTAAAAAAAAATCGAATGATGTTTCAGGAGATTATATGCACACTGTATTATATGGCCCTCCAGGTACTGGAAAAACAGAAGTTGCAAAAATATTAGGAAATATTTTTTGTAACTTGGGGGTTTTAAAATCAAACACGTTCAAAAAAGTAACCCGGTCTGATTTGGTGGCGGGTTACTTAGGTCAAACCGCAATTAAAACCAGAGAAGTAATTGAGTCTGCAATAGGAGGGGTTCTTTTTATCGACGAGGCATACGCGCTCGGAAACACGGAAAAACGGGATTCCTTTTCTAAAGAGTGCATTGACACGTTGTGTGAAGCGTTGAGTGATCATAAACATGAACTTATGGTAATTATTGCCGGGTATGAAAAGGAGTTGAATGACTGTTTTTTCAGTTATAACGAGGGATTGTCATCAAGATTTACTTGGAGATACAAGATCGAAAGTTATGATGCGGTTGAACTTAGAAAAATATTTGAAAAAATTATAAAGGACAATAAATGGTCATTTAATGAACGCGATACGGTAAAAGATGAATGGTTCAAATCTCGATGCCACTACTTTAAATATTTTGGACGCGATATTGAAATATTTTTTACAAAAACTAAAATTGCACACGGCCGCAGAGTGTTTTACATGTCTGAAAATGATCGACGCATTCTAACCATACGAGATTTAGACGATGGGTTTGAGCTTTTTACGTCAACAGATGACGTTAAAATGCGAGGTCATGCGTTGTCAGGTCCGGCGGCAACGATGTATTTGTAACGTAATTGTAACATTTGTGATAGTATTATGATTTATTAATTATTAATCATGATATACAATAAATAAAAATACCCTAAACAATAATATTGAGCAATAGTATATAGTATATTTGTAGTTATTGTTAAAATAGTATTAGTACTAACCGGTTACCGTTAAACAGTATGAATATTGCAGGTTATGCCGATTTATATCAACTTCCAGCATTTTATCAAAATAAATACAGCGATGGCAAATATGACCGGCTTGTTAAATTGAAACAGCAACGTCGGAAACTTGAAATGATGGTCAGAGACTATTATCGTCGATACAGAGCTTACGCCGAGTATATGAAAACTCGAGGCGGCGATTGGAATGATTATGAAGGACGAAATGATATGGGAGGACTGGGTCTGTCACCAGGGGACGACAGTGAACAAGCGGGGTGGTACTATTTGGGTGATACCGATACCGTAGAAGAATGTAAACGGGCTGCACTAAAAGACGACGCGTTATACACTCGGGTTGTTCACTATACGCCAGATAATGGATATAAGGGTCCATGGCAGTATGGGTGTTACGGAAGTACTCTAGGCGCCAGAACCAGTTCTAATTCACGATTCAACTCAATTGGGGTCACCACCTCCGATCGAACATATTGGGTAGATGAACCAGTCATCGATGCTGACCGATCAACAATTCTTCCACCCAGTTCATTAACATCTCCTGCAAGTTACAATGGATGGATTTATCTTGGAAGTTATCCGGCATTTGCGAATGACCCTAATGGGAATGGACTTTATGGTTGTAAAGAGTTGGCAAAAAAACCCGCAGGACCAGTGAACATTAAAGTTAGAAGTGATGAAATGGTTCAAATGAGCCCAGCTGCAACATACGCGTCAAATGAGGCATTCAATACTATTTTATATTTGGATAATAACTATTCCGTACAGAGTATGCGAGGCACGTGTTATGCGCGTAGCGGACCGGTTTTAACATCAAACAGTGTATTTTTATACAAAACGCATACTATTAAAACGGCGTTTGACGATACTACTCCGTCGGGCACATTGATATACAATAATGCAGATCAATCGCTGTCGACCTCTATATTTGTATCAGTTACCGACTTGCAGGTTAAAAATTTGACAAGCGGGCTAGCTGATGGATCAAAAATTACAATTCAGGATCCAAATAACCCGTCAAATTACCAAAAATGGACAATAACAAGAAATGGCGCAGTAACTTATGGTGAAAAATTTGTTACAATTCCAGTTACTTCTGATAGAGACAGTACTTATAAATTTTGGAGTGTTTCTGATAAAAGTAATGTTATTTTTATAGCAGGAAACCAAGTAAGCGGAGCTACAACTTCTCATCAAACACGATGTATGGATGGAATGGGAGGAGATATCGGCGAAACTGAGGAGTCTGAAAACTCGGGTCCGCCTATTTTAAAAAGTCAAATGGTAAAAGATTTACGCGCACGGTATGATGCAATATTAAAATTAAAAGGTAGTATTGATACCGATTTTGAAGTCGTTCCTGAGTTAAGTAACGAGATAAATGAACAACTCGAAAGTGATATCTTTGAAATGCAAACTGTATGGGAACCTGAAGCTTACTACTACAGAAACAAAGTACAACAACTTGAATCAGGAAATACAATGTTAGACAGCGCCGACTCACATATTTTATTAAATTCAAACCGTTATATTTTTGTTTTTTATACAATATATGCTCTTATTTTCGTATGCGGGTTAATATACTTATACAAGGCAGACGAAGATGCTCCTGCTGTAAAGTACGTACAAATAGGATTAGGCGGATCTTTTGCTCTCTGGTTGATTTATCACATTGTTGAATATGTAAAACAATAAAAAAATATAGTTAGCTACTTAGTTACTAGCTGTTAGTTAGTACTTTCGCTATAATTTCACTCTTGGAGTATGACGTTTTCCGTAACCATATTTTTCAACAGC